AGGAGAAGAGGGAGAGATGCGTGTTGAATATAAAAATTTAATGAAGAAAGCTTATAAAGCTGGAGATATTGAGAAAGGTGAATTTTATAACCGTAGACAACATGCCTATAAAATTAAATTAAATGATGTTTATGGTGTATTTGCCATTAATGGATGGAGATATACTGATGGACATAAAATGATATCATCTGCTATTACTTTAACAGGCCAACGACTATTACAAGAAAGTATTAAAAATATGAATGAGTATATAAATAACGAATTACAAAATACTCCTAAAGGATGTGGTAATAAGAAGAAATAGCGTTGGCTAGTCAATGTAATTATTATATATTTATTAATATGATATACATATATTATTTAGAAAAAGATAATCAACCAATTTATATTGGATATACTAATAATCCTAAACATAGAGAATATTTTCATAGACAGAAATATGGTGATATAAAAATGATATTAATAGATGAAGTTGAAGAATATAATAAAAAACAATTAGAAACATTTTATATTGAACTATTTAAAAGTTGGGGTTTTAATTTAATAAATAAAAATAAAGGGGGTGGTGGACCTAAAACCCATACTCAAGAAAGTATAGATAAAATAAAAAATAATCGACCAAAACCAAAACCACGAACAATATCTTGGAGTGAAGAAAGTAGAAAACGACAAAGTAAAATATTAAAAGGTAAACCTAAACCTGAAGGATTTGGGGATATGATGAGACAAGTCAGAATAGGTAAACCTAAACCTAAGGAAATGGGAAAGAAACTTAGTATATCTTTAAAGGGTAAACCAAAAGAAGGAGCATACAAACCTGTATTACAATATAATTTAGAAGGAAATATAATTAAAGAATGGTCTAGTATAAACCATGCTGCTAAAGGTACTAATAGTAATGCTTCTACTATATCTAAGGTATGTAGAGGAATATTTAAACAAACAAATGGATTTAATTGGAAATATAAATAAAAATAATATGAATGATTATATCATAACTAGTGACACAGACTCTTTATTTATCCATGTTAAAGATTTATTAATACATCGTTATCCAGACTTAGATCTAACAGACAAAGATAAAGTAATCCCATTAATATTAGAAATATCATCAGAATTACAAAAAGTATCAAATAAATTTATTGGGGAATTTGCTTTGAAAGCATTTAATATTCCTAATGATAGAAATCATTTTTTTGAATTAAAACAAGAAGTAGTAATTGAGAGGGGATATTTTTCAGGAAAACGTCGTTATGCAATGTATATTGTAAATAAAGAAGGTGTTGATACTGAAGAATTAGTAATGATGGGACTAGATTTAATGAAATCTAATATGCCTGTAACTTACAAAAAGTTTGGTGAATCAATTATTCAGGAAATTATGTTTGGTAAAACTAGAGATGATATTAATAAACGTATTGTTGATTTTAAAAAATATCTAAAAACACAATCGTGGGAAGTAGTAGCAAAACCAACCGGAGTAAAACAAATACGTAAATATATTAAACGTTCTCCTCGTATTGGAGAAATATTTAGTGAATTAGAAACTAAATGCCCAATTAATACTAAAGCTGCTATATACACTAATGATCTACTTAGATTTAAAAAACTTGATAAACAATATTCATGCTTTGTTGAAGGAGATAAAATGAAATATGTTACATTAAAGAAAAATCCATACAATATTAGTGTAATTGGATTTAAAGGAAATGGTGAGGATCCTCCATTCATTACTTCATTAATTGAAGAATTTGTAGATAAAGACGAAATATTTAATTCAGTACTATTAAATAAATTAGAAACAATTTATAGTGATTTAGGTTGGGACTTCGTATCTTTAAATGAAAATGTAGCTAAATTCTTTTCATTTTGATTATCACAATAAAATTAATATATTGAATATAAATAAAATAAAGTTATGAGAATATTTAGAAAATCTAAATTTAAAATTAGAAAATGGTGGAAAACTATAAATGATAGTCCCTCTACTATTAAAATTACAAAAATGCATAATATTGCATTTACAATTTTTAGAATTGCTCTTAAGAATTCTAAATCGGAATTAATTCTTATGCCTATTGCTAGTAAAAGAATTATAAAAATAGATAAACAAGGTCTTTATATTAAATTAGAAAAATTTAGTATTTCTATTACTAATCACAAATATAATTATATGATTGAAATACCATATGATTTATATGAAAAATTAGTTAAAATGTTTGATAGTAAAATAGATAATAACTATTATCAAGAAGAAAATCAAATGTTAAGTCAACTTGAAGTGGGAATTGAAAACGTATTAAAAACAATAATGAAAGATAATGGATAAATTACACTTAGTATCAACACTAGAAAAATATTATCTTAACGGTATAGTTGAAAAGATAAAGTTACAAGTTAAGGATAAAAATATAACAATTAAATTTGTTGCTCCTAATAAAGATTTAGTGGGATTTGTTAATGCTTCTGAATTTGATTTAGAAGATATTGAAGTAGGTGTATATGATACTTCTCAACTATTAAAATTAATTAATATTACTAATCAATTTTTAACATTAGATACTGTAAAACAACATAATATTCCTACTAAATTATTGATTGCTGATAATGAATATAATTTAGAATATGTTTTAGCAGATACTACAATGATTCCAAATGCTCCTACAGTAACTGAACCGGAATATGCTATTGAATCTAATATTGATATTGAGTTTATTAATAAATTTATTAAAGCTAAAAAAGCAATCGATACTGAAATAGTTTCAGTAGATGCAAATTATGATGAAAATAATACTAAAGTAGTACGATTTACATTAGGTGGAAATGAAGGATATAATAATAAAATTCAATTCAATATACCAGCAAAATATGAAGGAATTCATCCTCAACAATTACAATTTAATGTAAGTTATATACGTGAAATATTAGATAGTAATAAAGATTTAACTTCAGGTAAATTACGTATTAGTGGTGAAGGATTAATGCGATTAGATTTTACATCAGAGAAAGGAACTTCATTTTATCTCCTCGTCGCTAAGGAATAAAATTAATATATGTATATACGATAACAGAGATACATGATAGGTCTCCATTATTAACAATTATTTATTAACCGCTACCTTAGGGAGCACAAACGACAAAAAATGAAAAATAACACTACAGACGTGTTCGTAGTATTTGAAGACTTATACGGTACTACTTTGACCGGAAATTCATCAATTTCAAACGGACTATCACTAACAACCACAACCAATTCAGGTACATTTACCGGTTCTTCTACAACAACAGGTTTATCAGGGTGTTCAACAAATACATTCCTAGGAAATTCCCTCACAAATGGTTCAACAGCTATTTGGCAACAACCCTATCAAGTAATCCCTCAAACATACAATGAATATTGGAACTTTGATGAAGGTATGGATTTATTATGGAAGTCTTTCTTCGATAAAAATGCTCATTATAGACCAATTTCAGAAAAAGCAGTTCAACATCCCGTTGATATTCAAGAAACCGACAACGGTTTAAAAATTGAAATTGCTGCTGTTGGACTAGATAAATCAGATTTAGATATTATAGTAGATTCAGAAACTCTTAGAGTAGCTTACCGTAAAGAAAAGGAAGAAGAGAAAGATGAATATAGATATTTACATCGCTCAATTAAAAAAGCAGGTTTTGATATTGCTTGGAAGGTATCTTCTAAGTATGAATTATCTAAATTAGAAGCTGGTTTAGATAAAGGTTTATTAACATTGAATATTCCATTCGCTAAAGAAAATAAACCAAAGAAAATCGAAATAAAATAATTTCGATATAGTTTTGAAACCCGGAGACCTATCATTATATTCAAGTAAATAAATTTAAACATATAAAATATGAAAGTTATACCTTTGCACAGCAATGTGCTTATTAAACAACAAGACGAGACAGAAACAATGTATGGAAATATTATTGTTCCTGATGCTGGTAAAGAAAAACCACTAATGGGAGAAGTAATTGCTGTAGGACCTGGTTCTTATAGTGTTACTGGGGAAAATTATATTCATACCACTATAAAAGTAGGACAAATAGTAACATTTCCTTCATTTGGTGGACAACGTATCACAATAGAAGGTGAAGATTATGTTGTAGTTAAAGAACAAGACTTAATAGCAATTTTAGAAAAATAAGAAATGAGTAAAATTATTAGTTTCGATAGAGAAGCAAAAGAAAAACTACAAGCAGGTATTGATAAAGTAAATAAAGCAGTTGCTGTTACAATGGGTCCATATGGACGTAATGTTTTGATTGAAAAAGAACATGGTCAAGTATCATCTACTAAGGATGGAGTTACTGTAGCTAAAACTATTTCATTGGAAGATCCAATTGAAAATATGGCTGCAACAGTAATTAAACAAGCAGCATCTAAAACAGTTGAAGCAGCTGGAGACGGTACTACAACTTCAACAGTACTAGCTCACGCTATTGCTTCTGGAGCATTAAGTGCTACATCTTATCCATCAACAAATGCTACTCAGGTAAAACGTGGTATTGAGGCTGCTGTAAAAGAAGTGGTTGCTGAATTAAAATTATTATCAATTGACATTACTGATGAAAAGCAGATTAAACAAATTGCTACATTATCAGCAAATGGAGATGAAGAAATTGGAAATCTAGTTACCGAAGCATTAGATAGAGTTGGACGTGATGGTGTAGTTACAGTAGAGGAATCTCGTACTGGAGAAACATCATTAGAAGTAGTTGAAGGTTTACAATTTGATAGAGGATATAAATCTCCATATTTCGTTACTGATAACAGCACGATGCAAGCCGTGTTAAATGACGCTTTAATATTATTATTCAACGGTCGAATCAGTGCTGTTAAGGACTTATTGCCTCTATTAGAATCCGTTTCTCAACAAAATAAATCACTATTGATTGTTGCTGAGGAATTAGATGGAGAAGCATTAGCTACTCTAATTGTAAATAAAATGCGTGGATCACTTAAAGTAGCTGCTGTAAAAGCACCTGACTTTGGAGAACGTAGATTACATATTTTAGAGGATATGGCAACTTTAACTGGAGGTCAAGTTGTATCAACTGATAAAGGTATGAAGTTGGATAAATTCAATACAGATTGGTTCGGTAATGCACGTGTTGTAACTGTGGGTAAAGAAACCACCACAATTATTGATGGTAAAGGAGATGCAGATAAAATTGAGACACGTATTCTAGATCTAAAACAACAATTAGATAATTCAAAATCACCATATGAAGTTGAAAAACTTCAAGAGCGTTTAGCTAAGATGGTAGGTGGAGTTGCAATTATTAATGTTGGAGGTGGTACTGAAATTGAAATGAAAGAGAAGAAAGATCGTTTAGACGATGCTTTACAAGCTACAAAAGCTGCTCTTGAAGAAGGTATTCTACCTGGTGCTGGTACTGCTTTATTAAGTGCTAGAATTGCTATTTCAAATAAAGATAATACTGATTTTGGAATTGGTGGTAAAATTGTATATGATGCTTGTGCTACTCCATTTAATCAAATCTTAAAAAATGCTGGAGAGGACATATACAAATGGTTAATTGAATTAAATGAAGTTGATACAAACTACGTTCCAAACATTAATGAAGGTGTAGTGGTGGATGCTTACGATTCAGGTATTATTGATCCTACTAAAGTAGTTAGATGTGCACTTGAAAATGCAGCAGCAGCAGCAGTAACATTACTAATGACTGAATGTGTAATCTTTGATAAACCTGAAGAAAAAAAATCAGGTGGTAATGATGTAGATATGTCACAATTTGGAATGTAAAATAATAAGGGACGAAAGTCCCTTATTTTAACTTAAAATATATGCCTTTAACCCCACAATCAATTAGAAAAACAGTTTCTATTTACATAAATGGAGAACAAGTAGAAAAACAAACAGTACTTGATTTAAGTAAAGACTGGAGTGAAGCTCAAATCAATTTCTTTAAAAAGATGATTAAACAAGGGGGTTCATTTAAAATTAATGGAAATCCATTTGAAATTAAACCAACAGAATCTTTATTAACATCAAAAGGAGAAAAGGACCAAGGAATTATTGTTTATCCAGAATAAAGTTTATATATTATAGTTATGAAGAAACAACACACACTTTGGATCGAGAAATATAGATCCGAAAATCTAGACCAATACATAGGCAATGAAGTAATTAAATCTCGCATTACTGATTGCATTGCTCAAAACGATATACCTCACTTTATATTTTCGGGAACTGCTGGAACTGGTAAAACTACATTAGCTAAACTGATTGTAAATAATATTAAATGTGATTACATTTATTTAAATGCTAGTGATGAAAATGGTATTGATATGATTAGAGAGAAGGTAAAGGGATTTGCCTCTGCTGCATCATTTCAACCAATTAAAGTAGTAATACTAGATGAGGCGGATTTCCTCACAGGTCCTGCCCAAGCAGCATTACGTAATATAATTGAAGAATATTCAGCATCAACACGATTTGTATTGACTTGTAACTACATTGAACGTTTAATTGAACCATTAACATCACGTTGCGAAATTCATATTTTAAAACCACCTTCAATGGGAGAGGTTGCTAAACACGTTTGTACTAATATTCTAGATGTTGAGGGTGTAAAATACGATATTAAAGAAGTAGCAGCATTAATTAAAGATTCATATCCTGATATTCGTTCAATTATTAAGAATTTACAAGCTGGAACTAAAGACAATCAATTTAAATATACTATATCAAGTGTTGAATGGTTAAATCATTTAACTACTATATTAGCAAGTAGAGATCAAAAAGCATGGTATACAATTAGACAATTAGTAGCTGATTCTCAAGTAGATGATTTTCAAACCGCATATCGCTTTTTATTTGATAATTTAGATAAATATTCATATGGACATGATGCTGAAATTTCAGTAGTATTAGATGATTTTATTTGGAGAGCAGGTGTTGTGCCTGATAAAGAAATAAATTTTAGTGCTGCTATAGCAAAAATATTAGAATTAAATAAAAAACGAGTATTATAATGGAACAACCACAACTAAACATTAGTCTAGATAAGACAACAGCAACATCATGTGATGAATGTCAAAATGAAGTATTCCAGGAAGGAGTATTATTACGTAAAGCATCTCGTTTCCTAACAGGAACAGCTCAAGATGCTATTATACCTATCCCCGTATTCACATGCTCTAAATGTGGTCATGTAAATGTTGAATTCTTACCTAAAAATTTACCTAAATAATCATGATAACTACAGTTATAACTCTTTTAACACTATGTGTTGGTCTTGTTTTTATATTTATAATTTCTATTGAAAATCTTAATAAAGATATTAAAAAAATAGAAGAAAAGTATAAAAATGAAATGGATATTATTAACCATAGATTTAATACTGTTTATGATCATGAGGGAAAATATAATGTAAAATTTTTTAAATTAGAAGAAAAAAATACATTATTAGAAAAACGTATTTCTAAATTAGAAAAAGAAATACTACAATTAAAAAGTGGAGATAATTCCAGATTCTATTAATATATTAACAATATGAATATTTTCGATCACTTAAAAAATATTACAATAACTAAAGGTCATTATTTAGGGGAGGAAGGTTGGAATAATTGGATGATTAACCGCTTCCTCTCAATGAATCAAGACTATATTGAAGTTGTAAATATAGTACAGAAAAACACTTGGCAAATGAAAGGGGAATATCTATATAATCTATATAAAGATATAATCCCAAAACAATATGTGTATTTAAAATATATTAAGTCAAATACTAAACAAGAATATAGTATAGAGGAAATAGAAGCAGTACAACAATATTTTGAAGTATCTAAAAAAGAGGCTAAAGAATATATTGATATGTTACCTAAAGAAGAATTAATAGAAATAACACAAAAAATAAATGGAAAATAAATTTATATGGGGTATATTAATAGTTCCGGATATTATAAACAATTTGAAATAGAATTAAAACACCATATGGAAAATAAAAAACATGATCCTGTATTAGATTTTGAAATCGAATACCCTGAATTAGCTGAAGGATTTAAAGTAATACAAAAAGAACAATATGAATTATTTGCTAAAAAGATGTTATCCTATGGTTTAGGTAATATTGCTATGGGATCTAATTTAGAAACTAAAGAAGATGTTAATTTATCTTTAACAGCAATTTGGATCCGCTCAATGGATAAAATGCAACGTTTAAAACAATTAATATTGTTAAATAAAAATAATTCATTAGATAATGAACCTGTAGAGGATGCTTATGTAGACCTATCTAATTATTCAATTATTGCTCTGCTTGTTAAAGCAGGTAAATGGAAAAAATAATATAATGGCTAAAAATACTCCCTTAACGGATGTTGAGCTTAAAATTCTATATCACAAACCACCAGAATTAAATTATGCTTACCAAAAAGCAATATCTTATTCTCAATTTTCAGTATACGCTACTTGCAATCACCAGTGGTACAATAGCTATGTATTGAATTTAAATCCCTATTCTAATAGCATCCACACATTGTTTGGAACTGCTATGCATGAGACATTACAAAACTATTTAAATGTAATGTTTGATCAATCTGCAGTATATGCTGATCACA